TGGCGCCGCAGACGCAGCCGCAGGCGGCGAAGAGCTAGGCGGACGCGAAAAGCGCGAGTCAATAGACCATTCAAAAAAAAAGTAAATGAAGCTGTAGATGGCAGTGTCATCTACGCTTTACTAAGACAACAAAAAGCAGCCGGCGTGGCTGCTTTATCTATGACTAAACTAGACAAATACATGCGCAATCAAGGCAAAGGAAACTTTGACTATGAAAGTTTTAAAGCAATGTATGACGCAGATCCTAGACTACAACAATTGGTTACTAACTTTGATCAAGACAAGATTGAGTTTAAGCAAAGCGAAGTAGATGATGTTGCAGGAGCAGTACCAGGCAATCCAGGACGCCCAAGCGACACTGTAGGTAGTATGGCTAAGAACGCTACAGACTTAGGCGACGAACTATAATATAACGGTTGACAAGGCTCCTATTTGGTGTTATTATATACACTAATAGGAGCTTTTTTATGACTGAACGATCGTACGAAGATATAGTTAAAAATATTACAGAAACAATGGAACAGTATGTTACTCCAGCAGTAGCACAACACGGTGGGGAAGTTAACTTTGTTAGCTTTGAAAACGGAGTTGTATTAGTAGAACTAAGTGGTGCATGCAGTGGGTGTGCCGGCAGTACTATGACACTCAAACATGGCATTGAGCAAATGATGACAAGTTTAATTCCTGAAGTAACTTCAGTTGAAGGCATTGATGATCCGTTTTCAGACGTAAGTCCTTACTTTATGAATAACGATCCATTTGGTCAAGCGGCATGGGAAGCTGAGTATAATCTACCAGAGGAGCCTAAAGATTGAGTTTAATTATTGAAAAGTATAAGTACGAAAAATTAAAGCGTGTCGAAGTAGACGGCAAGCGCCGTTATGCAGCACCCGGAGGTCCTCCAGTAGCAAGTGTCACAACTATTCTTAGTGGTACTAAAGACATGAGTCACCTTATTGCTTGGAAGAAACGTGTAGGCGAAAAGAAAGCACAAGAGATTGTTACTGAGGCAAGCGGTGTTGGTACTCGTATGCACCACTATCTTGAAACTTATGTTGAAACAGGTGAATGGCCTACTCCCGGCAGTAACCCATACGCCCAACAAGCACATTCAATGGCATGCGTTATACGTGACGAAGCAATGATACATGTAGACGAGATATGGGGTAGTGAAGTTCCGCTTTATGTTCCTGGCATCTTTGCAGGAACTACTGACTTAGTTGGACAGTACAAAGGCAAGCCTTGCATTATGGATTTTAAGCAGACGAATAAACCTAAGAAGCCCGAGTGGGTAGAAGACTATTACCTACAGCTTACAGCATATGCACTAGGACATAACGAAGTACACGGTACAGACATCCGTGAAGGACATATCTTTATGTGTAGTCGTGCTGGTGAATATCAGCAGTTTGATCTGTGGCCAGATGAGTTCGCAGAATGGGAACAAGAATGGTGGAATCGCTGCCGCCAGTATTATGAGAAGCACGGATAAATACTACTACAATAACGTAGGAGTATTAGCATGGCCGTAGTTTCCATCAGCAGAATTCAAGTTCGTCGAGGACAAAAGAACATAGGATCAGGATTACCACAACTAGCAAGCGGCGAGTTTGGTTGGGCAGTTGATACGCAAGAACTTTATATCGGCAACGGAAGCGTAGCAGAAGGATCGCCATTTGTAGGCAATACAAAATTATTAAGTGAACATGATAACTTGTTTGAGTTTGCTGATACGTATACATATAAAAATAACTTAAATGTACAAACTGGTGATTCTCCTAACAATCCTGTACTACGCACATTACAAGCAAGATTAGATGACAGAATAAGCATTCGTTCTTTCGGTGCCAACGGTGACGGAACTGATCAAACAGCAGCATTACAACGTGCAGTCGATCAATTGTATCTAAATGCTAGTAATAAAGGTACAACAAGTGCAAGAGTCGAACTTATATTAGAACCAGGCGAGTACAATATAACTAGTACAATTTATTTGCCACCTTTTGCAACTATCCGAGGAGCAGGCGCAGATAAAACAGTCATCAATTCGGGTTCATTTGTAGCGTTTCAGACAGTAAACGAAACAAGCACCCCAGGAGTTTACGCAGATGATGCAACTAGTACTACATTAAATCAAGCTAGAAATATATATATGTCAGGATTCTCTGTTAAATCAACAGGCGGTACTGGATTATCTTTGGTAAGTTGTAAAGACAGTGTATTTAAAGATATTATTCTAGAAGGGTCATATACGTTTGGTGATGCAATTTCGGGAAATATTGATGGAATACGTCTAAATTCATTGAGCACAGCAGTTAGTTCAAATAATAATACATTTGACAATGTAGTTGTTAAAAAGTTTGTAACAGGTGTTAAATCAGATAATGATATTAAAAATAATACATGGACAGGTTGTACATTTGATACGTTATGGCAAGGATTTAGTTTAGGCATTAATACCATTTTAGGAACTAGTGGAATGCTTACAGGACCTATTAATAACAAAATTACTGATAGTAAATTCGATAACATATACCAACATGCTATACAGATCGAAAACGGAACTGATAACATTAGTAAAGATAATAAATTTTATAGTGTTGGTAATGAAGGCGGCGCAGCAAGTCTAGCAACGCATGCAGTAATTTTATTCAATAGTTTTAAAAACTCTAGTGATGGTGATTGGTTTCAGCGTAGTGAAGAACTAGGATACGATGAAACTTACAAAAACGGAGTAGTCTATCATCCAGAAGTACAAGGTCCTACTATTACTGATTTTGATACTACACACAAATTAACAATCGGTCAGTCAGGTGAATATTCTAAATTATTTAGGCTACCTGCCGATACTGCAAAAGGCTATGAAATAGATTACATTTATAAAAGTAGTGTTGCAGGAACACGCACAGGCACAATATCTCTTGTAGTTGACCCTGATAACAATACGTATAATATTTCAGACGAGTACGACTTTACAGGAAACATAGCCAATGCAGAAAAATTAAAGTTTACTGCACAAAATTATGACGAAGATGGTAATACAGTGGTTGACACAATAGCTATCATGATGTTAAACTTAACTAGTAGTGACAATGCTACAATGTATTATAAAGTGAAAACTAAGTCGTAATAAATGTTTAATAAAAAGTATGAAGAAAGATTAGAAATCTGGCGGGAGTTTCGCTGTGGACTAGAAACCGCAACAGACCCTATTCAACAAACAATTGATTTCTATGGCCAAGCACCGACTTGCTCGATAGCAGCTGATCCTTTCACGCCGAGCACTTGGCCAAATCCGTGGGAACTATTAGAGGAAAATAATTATTGCTCCTTTGTTAAGATACTTGCGATTTGTTACACCTTACAATTAACTGATGTTTTATCCCAGGCGTCATATGAGATACATATTACACGAGACAATAAAAATTCGGAGACATATTACTTACTTTATGTAGACGATATTGTAATCGGATTCAACGGAGACATACATGTACACAGAAGCAATTTGCCGACCACTTTACATTCTGAACTTGTACATACTATGCCTTCACAACACTAAATATCTAACAAATTAAACATACATAGAGGAAAAAGCATGATTCAAGTTACCAAGCGTGATGGCTCTAAGGAACCATTAGATATCGAGAAATTACACAAAGTTGTGTTTTATGCTTGTGAAGATATTACCGGAGTTAGTCCAAGCGAGGTAGAAATTAAAAGTCAAATCCAGTTTTATAATGGAATAACTACTAAGGAAATTCAAGAAACACTTATTAAAGCCGCCGCTGATCTTATCACAGAAGAGACACCTAACTATCAATATGTAGGCGGTAGACTGATTAATTATGCATTGCGTAAAGAAGTGTATGGCACTTACACTCCATTTTCTGTTAAAGATTTAGTTGAACGAAATACTGAAAGCGGCTTCTATGATACAGAGTTAATTACGAAATATAATGACGATGAATGGGAAAAGATTAATAACTTTGTTAAACACGAACGAGATGAGAATTTGACTTATGTTGCTATGGAGCAACTACGCGGCAAGTATCTAGTACAAAATAGAGTAAATGGTGAAATCTTTGAAACACCACAGATGTGTTATATTCTTATTGCAGCTAGTCTTTTCCAAGATTATCCAATAGAAACAAGATTGCAATGGGTAAAAGAATATTATGACGCTATTTCTCTTCACGATATTAGTTTGCCAACTCCTGTTATGGCAGGTGTGCGTACTCCGCAGCGCCAATTCTCGAGCTGTGTTCTTATTGAAACTGACGATAGTCTTGACAGTATTAACGCTACTGCCGCCAGTGTGGTTAAGTATGTTTCACAAAAAGCAGGAATTGGGATTGGCGGAGGAAGTATCCGCGCTATCGGCTCCCCCATACGTAAAGGTGACGCCTATCACACAGGAATCATTCCTTTTTACAAACATTTCCAATCAGCAGTAAAGAGTTGCAGCCAAGGTGGTGTACGTGGCGGAGCAGCTACGATCTATTATCCAATTTGGCACCTCGAAGCTGAAGACATGCTAGTGCTAAAGAACAACAAAGGCACTGAAGAGAACCGTGTGCGCCACATGGACTACGGTGTACAGTTCAACAAATTAATGTATGAAAGACTAGTAACTGGCGGCGATATAACTCTTTTCTCGCCTGCAGATGTACCTGGGCTATATGAATCGTTCTTTGCAGACCAAGACCGGTTCCGCGAACTATATGAAACAGCAGAGCGTAATACAAAACTACGTAAGAAGACAGTTAAAGCAAGTGAATTGTTTAGTGCGTTTATGGAAGAGCGTAAGAACACAGGACGCATTTATTTGCAGAATGTTGACAATGCTAACGATCACGGAAGTTTCTTGCCAGAGCTTGCTCCTATTAGACAGAGTAACTTGTGTGCAGAAATTACACTACCAACTAAACCACTCAAAGACTTGAATGATCCAGAAGGTGAGATTAGTCTGTGTACTCTTAGTGCTATTAACTGGGGCAACATTCGTACTCCGGCAGACTTTGAGCGTGTATGTCGTTTGGCAGTGCGTGGACTAGATGCACTACTGAGCTATCAGAACTATCCAATACTAGCAGCACAGTTAAGCACAGAGAAGCGCCGTCCTTTAGGCGTTGGCATTATTAACTTTGCATATTGGTTGGCCAAGCACGACTTAACATATCAAAACATTGACGCAGATGGTCTGGCATTAGTAGATGAATGGGCAGAAGCATGGTCTTATTACCTCATTAAAGCATCAGCAGATCTAGCAGTAGAGCAAGGTGCAATTTCTGGTAATATGGAAACAAAGTATGGACACGGTATTACACCTAACCAGACATACAAGAAAGACTTGGATGAATTGATTCCGCACGTTGAACGTCAAGACTGGGCAGGATTGCGTGAGCAACTAAAAGCTACAGGCATTCGCAACAGCACACTAATGGCACTTATGCCAAGTGAAACAAGCGCACAGATTGCCAATGCTACAAACGGTATTGAACCACCTCGTTCACTTATCTCTGTTAAGCAATCTAAACATGGTGTACTCAAGCAAGTAGTTCCGGAGTTTAAACGTTTGAAGAACAAATATGACCTACTATGGGATCAACAGTCTCCAGAGGGTTATCTTAAAATTATGGCTGTCTTGCAAAAATATATTGATCAAGGTATTAGTGTAAATACTAGTTATAATCCAGCGTACTATGAAGACGAAAAAATTCCGATGAGTACAATGCTACAACATCTTTTGATGTTCTATAAACTAGGCGGCAAGCAATTATATTACTTTAACACCAATGACGGACAAGGCGAAATTGATGTAAGTAAAATGATGGGCGAACTTGAAGTTGTTCAAACTGACGAAGAAGCTTGTGAAAGCTGCACTATCTAAATAATACTTGACATGCCTTTAGGGGCATGTTACTATATATTATAGTCACACACATACATAAGGGTAAGAGATAAATGAGCGTTTTTGACACTGCAAACAAAGCAGACCACACTAAAGTACTAGCATTTTTAGATCCAACAGGTGGACCTACAATTCAGCGTTATGATACACTAAAGTATAAGAGCTTTGATGGACTCACAGACAAGCAATTAGGATTTTTCTGGCGCCCAGAAGAAGTTGATATCTATCAAGACGCAAAAGACTTTAAAGGACTTACTGAGCATGAACGTCATATCTTTACAAGCAACTTAAAGCGCCAGATCCTACTAGACAGTGTACAAGGTCGTGCGCCAGTAGAAGCATTTGCTCCTATTGTAAGTTTGCCAGAGATTGAAAACTGGATTCAAACGTGGACGTTTTCAGAAACAATCCACTCACGTAGTTATACACACATTATTCGTAACGTGTACAGCAACCCTAGTAAAATCTTTGACGAGATGATGGACATCAAAGAGATTGCAGACTGTGCTGGAGACATCAGCAAGTACTACGATGACCTTATTGAGTTGAGCAGTTGGTATAACTTACTAGGCGTAGGCACACATACTGTTAATAAGAAAAAGATTACAGTGGATCTTTATGAGCTAAAAAAACTGTTGTGGCTTACATTAATGAGTGTTAATATTCTCGAGGGTGTACGTTTTTATGTGAGTTTTGCGTGTAGCTGGGCATTCGCTGAAACAAAGAAAATGGAAGGCAATGCTAAGATTATTAAACTTATTGCTCGCGATGAAAATTTACACTTAGCAAGCACTCAGATGTTGCTTAAGACACTTAAAAAAGACGATCTAGATTATGTAAAGATTGCAGAAGAAACAGAAGAAGCATGCATTCAAATGTTTGTAGAAGCAGTGAATCAAGAAAAAGCTTGGGCAGACTATTTGTTCAAGGACGGATCAATGATTGGTCTTAATACAGAACTTCTAAGCAGTTATATTGAATATATTTGTACTCGTCGTATGACGAATGTCAATCTAAAGAGTCCTTATAATGTAAAGAACAACCCACTACCATGGACTCAAAAGTGGATTTCTGGTGCTGACGTACAAGTTGCTCCACAAGAAACAGAAATTACATCATATGTTAGTGGTGGCACTAAACAAGATGTATCAACAGACACTTTCAAAGGATTTAGTTTATGATTGAAATATACGGCAAAGCGGCATGTCCGCATTGTGATGCAGCAAAAAGATTATGCGAATCACGACAACTATCATTCAAGTACTATCAACTTGATGTAGACTTTACTCGTGAGGAAGTACTAGAAATGTTCCCCGGAGCACGTACTTTCCCGCAAATAAAAGTGCAAGGATCTAGTATTGGCGGATACGACAAACTAGGTACTTATTTAGAAGAAACAGGTTATAACGGAACAGGACTAACACTATAATGTTAATTGAAACACCATATAAAGTAGGGGACACTGTAAGTTTTAAACTAGTCTCCGGAGAAGAAATTGTAGCAAGACTTGAAGATGAAACTGAAAAGTCTTACACACTGAAAAAGCCAATGGTACTCATTGCTCAACAACAAGGTTTAGGTCTAGCACCTTTTATGTTCAGTGTAAGTCCAGATGGCAAATTCGTATTACAAGCTAACTCAGTTAGCTGTATTGCTAAGACTGAAGCAGAAATTGGTAAACAGTATACATCGCAGACCAGCGGCATTCAAATGGTTTAATTTCTCAGCTAAATATACTAGTATAATACGAGGAATGTAAATGTCATTAGCTGGCGCAAACATATTTGAAGACAGTGCAGTAGAAGGCGTAGGTCAGACTACAGTTAATCATCCAGACGTTGATACTGATCCAGGTAGTAGTCCTCCGGATCACATCCATATTGATTATGATCTTGCGCACAAAGCTTGTCTAGCAGAAATAGCAAGTTTGTTTGAAGATATCCAAGCAGACTTGCGTATCATTACAGACAGAGCAGACGATAGATCAAAAGGCGTTTATCAACGTGACGCTGACACAGTAGCAAACAATCCTGCTAACATAGCACAAGCAGCTAGAGATTATGTTAATCTACAGCAGTCTGGCATACTTGACTTGGTTAATGCAGAAGTTGGCAATCCAACTAACTTAGGCAATACAAGTGCTGCTAATTATAATTCAATAAGAAACAATTCAAGTAATCCAGGCGGCTTCAGAGGCGGAAATCAATATAACTCTCAATCTGCAGGGTACGGTGCAGGAGCATCGACTGCTATTGTAGGTGAAGACGGCACAACATATTACGAAGGCACTGTGCCATTAGACCAAGTAGAAACTAGAAGCGGCACTGGAGTAGGAAATGTTACATACGCTATGGCTGGTTCAAGATCTTTACCTATACAGTCTGAACTGTTTAACATACTACAAACAGCAGGAGCAGCAGCAGGCGTAGACATTGTGATCACAAGTGGCGGCCAAGTCCCAACAAGCGAAGGCGGCGTTAATGGTAGAAATAGAACAGGATCAAACAGACACGACAAAGGTTATGCCGCTGATGTTAGAGTTCTAGACGGCGATGGCACTAGACTGTACACTAATAATCCTGATCAATTGGCTATTCTATTAAAGTTTGCAGAAGAATGTAGAAATGCAGGAGCAACTGGTATTGGCATGGGCAATGGATATATGAGTAATGGCAATGTACACGTAGACATTGCATGGAAGGGA